ACTTGCGCGGCAATAAGTACGACTACAAGCAGCGTTTCGTACAGGACAAATGGCGTAAGGAAATGCGCAAAAAAAATATTCATAACTTAGACGCAGACTTTGAAACAAAAATTATACCAGAAGATGAGTAGCGGATATATCAAGCTACACCGCAAGATACTAGACAACGGCGTCTTTGAAGACGCAGAATTGCTAAAGGTTTTTGTATGGTGTATTCTAAAAGCAAACACTACGCCTGCGGTAGTGTACGGCAGAAGCGTAAACGTAGGGCAATTCATTACAGGTAGAGTAAGCGCAAGCGAAGAACTACGTATAAAGCCTAGCACCGTCTACGCACGCCTTCTAAAGCTACAGAAGCAAGGGTATATAGACATAAGCAGCAACACTAAGAACAGCCTTATAACTGTTAGCCGCTTTAAAGACTACCAGGTAGCGGAAAAAGCTAAGAAGAAGCGCGACCTAAAAGCGGTAGAACAACGCTTTACAGAAGAAGTACTAGCTTACGACTTTCCAAAGGAAACACAAGAAGCCTTTATAGACTACTGGACAGAGCCGAACCGCAGTAAGTCTAAGCTAAAGTATGAACTACAAAAAACCTTTGACATAGGCAGAAGGCTAAAGACTTGGGCGAAGCGCGAAACACAGTTTAACGCAGTTAAGAAGAAAAGCAATATATTAGACACCTGGCAAGAAGCTAGAAATATCATAAACAATGGATAAAAGCAAACAGATTTGGAGTAGGTTCAAGTCAGACGAAAAGCAACTAAAAACAGACTGCGTAGACTTAGTTAGCAAGTGCTACCTAATGCTTGGACAGAAGCCAGACACGCAGCAAGTAGTTATAATGGCGCAACTTCTTTACGGTGACCTTATAGACCGTTACAAAGGCTTAACAATGGAAGAAGTAGCCTTTGCTTTTGAGCAGGGAATACGTGAAAGCGAAAGCGGCGGCTTTGTAAATGTTCGTTCTATGAATATATGGCTAAAGGAATACCACAAGAAAGCCTGTCTAAGAAGAAGCCAGAACAGACTAACAGACCACCAGCGACACCAACAAAGCCAAAAGGCTATAGGCTTAACTATAAACAAAGCAAAACAACTAAAACAATAATAGATATGAGAAATGTAATATTATATAGCTTGACATTTGCAGCTTACTTTGCCTTGTACCACTTTATTTCTTTTGAGGTGGCAGTTATAATTGCTTTAGGAGATATTTTAACGTCAATGGATTATAGATTTAAAAAACTAAAACAATAGATATGAAAGAAGCAATACTTATAGTCTTAATATTAGCCATAGCGTATGTAGGACTTACGCTTTACTTTGAACACCGAACAGAAAAACAATACAAACAATGGCAAGAAAAGCTAAAACGCACGCAAAACTTAAAAAAGAACTAGACGCTGTATTTAGCAAATACATACGCTGGTACTATGCAGATGATAACGGCAACGTAGAATGCTATACTTGCGGACAGGTAAAGCCTGTAAAAGAAATGCAAAACGGACACTTCCAGAGCCGCCGCCATACTAGCACGCGCTGGGAGATTAACAACTGCCGACCGCAATGTGTTAAGTGCAATATGTTTTCGCAAGGTGAGCAGTACCTATTCGGTCAGAAGCTAAAAGCTGAAATAGGAGAAGAAGCTGTAGAAGAAGCAATAGCACTAAGCCGCAAAAGCGTTAAGTATAGCAAAGCAGACCTAGAATACTTAATAGACCTATACAAAGAAAAACTGAAACAAGTAGCTTGTTAGCAACTTTGTTAACTTAAACTTATTAACAGTACTTGCAGAAGTGCTGTTTTTTTGTATAATGCGCTATGCTTACCAACACGATAGCGAACGAACTAAAAGGAGTAGCTAGTAAGTTCATTCCTTCCAAAGACTTAGACGATTTGGTGCAGGAAGTTTTCCTGTATCTATTAGAACTACCGCCAGAAAAGCTAAAGCAGCTTATAGACGATAAGCAAATTAAGTACTACTTTATACGTCTATGCAAAAACAACTACTTCAGCAAGACTTCTAAGTATCATTACAAGTACCGCAAGCCTGTAGAAAAGATAACTTTTACAGATAATAAGCTACACGCTAAATATATACGATACCTAAAACAAGACAGCCTAGCTTTATATTTTAATGTAGCAGATGTATATGATAGTGAATTGATTGACAAAATACTAAGCGAATTGTATTGGTACGAACGCGCGCTATTTAAGTTATACGTTCTGGGAGATAATAACGGCAGAAACTATACATACAGCACACTAAGCCACAAGACAGGAATTAGTAGAATGAGTATATACACAACAATCAAAGGCGTAAAGCGACACGTTAGAAAACGCCTAAACGAGTTAAGAAATGATATATAAGGAGTTAGCAAGGTTAATAGACTACGACATTCCTTGTATTGAATTTTACAATCAAGAAGGGGAATTGGAGTATGTAGCAACGCTAGAGAACTTTGATTTTGAAGACATAGACATTATACTATCGGACTACTACGCGCCTTTCGGAATAATAAAACTAAAGCGAAAAAATGAGCAAAAGAAAACCGAACTTAATGGTCAAGGCTTATAACTATTTAAAAGCCACGTACAAGCACGCTAAAGATGACTTCGAGAAAGCAGACAAAACCCTTTACAACGATAGAGTTCATACTTGTAGCCGTTGCGACCTTTACAATGACAGCGATAATAGCTGTAATGTATGCGGCTGCCCTATCGCTACTAAGGCTTCTTGGAAAAGCGAAAAATGTCCGATGAACAGATGGAACGAAAACTAGATAATACCGAAATACTAATATACATAGCCGTAATAGCTTTAGTATATACAATAGCGATATGTTAAAACCAACAGCCAAACAAAAGCGACAAGCTAAAAAGATACTAAAGAAAGTAGTAAACGACAAGCTGCCAGACCACGAAACTAAAGCAGAAATGATTATGCTATATAACGATGTATTTCAATCCAACTACAGACATACGACAAACTGTTCTAGCTGTTTAAGATTGGCGCACCTAGGCTTAATACAGATAGCGAACTATGGCAAAGTATAAATGCGAATGCAAGGTAATAGAGATACACAAGACTACTATTAAAGTAGTAGACGGCAACGTAGTAGTGCCAGAAGCCTATTGTGAAGACTGTAAGACATACGGCAAATTCATAAAAGAACACGAAGGCTTTGCAACGATAATAAAGAAACCAAACGGAACAGTAAGTAACAAATTCTAATATGGCAGCACCGAAATATTACATAGGTAAAACACATAAGTACGAAGCAAGCAAAGTAGTAGAAGACTTCCAAGGCGATAGCTACAATTTAGGAACGGCACTAACGTACCTAATGCGCGCAGGCAAAAAGCCTAACAACCCAAAGGAACAGGATATACGCAAAGCGATAGACCACCTGCACTTTGAACTTAACAGAATTAACGCGGATAAGGAAACAGAAACGAATTTAGTATATGCAAATACAAGTACTACCGCTTAGTGAGATTAAGCCAAACAGCGACAACCCTCGTATAGTAAACAAGGCTAAGTTTGAGAAGCTAAAGAAGTCAATACAAGACTTACCAGAAATGCTGCACCTTAGACCTATTATACTAAACGCAGATAACGTAATACTGGGCGGCAATATGCGATACAAAGCGTTAGTAGAGTTAGGTATTAAAGAAGTACCTGTAATTAGAGCAGAAGAACTAACAGAACGACAAGCGCAAGAATTTCTTATAAAGGATAACCTAAGCTACGGGGACTGGGATTTTGATATACTAGCTAACGAATGGGATAGTGTAGACCTTGAGGATTGGGGACTAGACGTATGGCAGAACGAAGACGATATACTAGCAAACGAAACAGAAGAAGCGCAAAGGGAAAAGGATAAAATAGTCTGCGCCTTATGCGGCAAATAACCAACGAAAACCAACACGTATGCAGGATAGAACAGAAAAAGGAAAGTTAGCTATGTTAGAAGCGTTAGAACAGACGCTAGGCGTAGTAACTACTGCGGCTAAAATGGTAGGTATAAACAGGTCTACGCATTACGACTGGCTAGAAGAAGACGAAGCGTACAGGCTAACGGTTAAAAGCATAGACGATGTAGCTATAGACTTTGCAGAAAGCCAGCTACACAAGCAGATAAAGAAAGGCAGTACGCAAGCTACTGTATTCTACTTAAAGACTAAAGGCAAAAAGCGCGGCTATGTAGAGCGACAAGAACACGAACTAAGCGGCGGCGCAAAGCCTATTAACATTCAGATAGAAATTGACGAAGACTAAGTTAACAAAGAAGCAAGGAATAGCACTAAAGTATCTAAATGACAAGACTACTACAGAAGTTCTATTTGGCGGTAGTGCAGGCGGCGGCAAGTCCTATCTGGGTTCTGTTTGGCTTATATATCTTTGCACTACTTACGATAATATTCGCTGCCTTATGGGCAGAAGTAAGCTAGACAGTTTAAAGAAGACCACGCTTAACACCTTCTTCGATGTATGTAAGCAGTTTGGCTTAGAAGCAAACGAACACTACACCTTCAACGCTTCTTCTAATATCGTTAGCTTTACTAACGGCAGCGAGATAATACTAAAAGACCTTTTCCAATATCCAAGCGACCGCAACTTTGATAGCTTAGGTAGTTTAGAAATTACCGCAGCATTCATAGACGAAGCCAACCAGATAACAGAAAAAGCAAAGCAGATAGTAAGCAGCCGTCTACGTTACAAGCTAGACGAACACGACCTAAGCCCTAAGATGCTTATGACTTGCAACCCTGCTAAGAATTGGGTGTATAGCGACTTCTACAAGCCAAGCAAAGAAGGTAGGCTATTAGGACACCGCAAATTCATCCAAGCGTTAGTAGAAGACAATAAGCATATTTCTAAGCACTATAGGGAACAGCTACTAAAGCTAGACGAAATAAGCAAGCAAAGGCTTCTGTACGGTAACTGGGAGTATGACGATAGTGAAGACAAGCTAATCAACTACAACGCTATTCTAAGCGCATTCGAGATAGACCACATACCAACAGGCGAGAAATACATAAGCGCGGATATTGCACGCTATGGTAAAGACAAAACTTGTATAGTCTACTGGAATGGTCTAAGAGCAGAACAATTTGTAGTAATGGACACGAACAGCGTAACGGAAGCAGCAGACGCTATACGCAAACTACAAAGCGACAACGCCGTACCTTTAGCTAATATAATAGTAGACGATGACGGTGTAGGGGGAGGGGTACGTGATATATTAAGGTGTAAAGCGTTTGTAAACAATTCTAAGGCACTTAAAGGCGAAAACTATAGCAACCTAAAGACGCAATGCTATTACGCCCTTAGCGCGGCTGTAAATAGGTCAGAAGTGTATATTAACACTAACAACATAGCGTACAAGAACTTTATAGTACAAGAATTAGAGCAAGTAAGGCGTAAGAATTTCGACAAGGACACGAAGCTACAGCTTGTAAGTAAAGACGAAGTAAAAGCAATACTAGGACGTTCGCCAGACTTCTCCGATGCTTTAGCGATGCGTATGTACTACGAACTAAAGCCACAAGGTAAGTATTTCGTGCAATAAAAAAGAGGGCAGCCGAAGCCACCCTCTACAAAACAATGAAAGTCAAAACGAGTACTAGACGTTAAGAAGGCGCAATATACTCAAAAAGCAATATTTATATTTTATATTATGGAATTAGTTATCAACGAAGCAAGCTACTACATACCGAACAAGTGGAACGAGGTAAGTTTAGGCTGTTATATGGACTTTGTAGAAGCGTATAGTGAAGAAGGAACAGACCTAGAAAACGACATAGCTTTACTTAGCAGCTTTATAGGCGCACCTATTGATATGCTAGGCGGAATTAAAAAGTCAATACTAGACGAAGCGGTAGAAAGGCTTAGTGCTTTAATGGAAAGCAAGGTAACAGAAGACCTTAATTTGATTGTAGAGATTGACGGCGTAGAATATGGGCTACACCCTAACCTTCAAGATTTGAAGCTAAAGGAATTTGTAGACTTAGACAACAAGCTAGAAGAAGGCTGGGCTAATATGCACGCTGTAATGGCGATACTTTACCGCCCTGTAGTAAGCCAAAAGAAAGGCAAGTACAAAATAGAAGACTACGACTACAAGACGGCTAAGAAGCGAGCAGAACTGTTTAAGGACAATATGAGCGTAGAAACGGTTAACGCTGCCGCCGCTTTTTTTTTGCGTATAGGAATAGACTACACGACCATTACGCAGGTCTATTCAAAGATGGACAGGCGAACGAGGAGAAAAGCTACAAGAGCGAAGAAGAAATCTTTAACGAGAAATACGGATGGTACGGTATAATTTATGGACTAGCGAATGGCGATATGCTAAAGTTTGACCAAGTGCTAGAAAGGACGGTAGACGAATGCTTCAATTTTATAATGTATCAACAAGACTTAGCGCACATACAAAATAGTAAAAAATGATAATAGGAGACCACGATGTAAATAGTATAAGTTTAAAGTACTTGTACGAACGCTTTAAGCAGCTACAGAGCGAAGGGATATTTGGCGAAGACATAATCAAAAGCGTAACTATAGGCGACATTTTCGAGGTAGAAGCGAAAGCTAAAGACTACCCATTGTTGCACGTAGCTACAGAAAGCGTAGCAGTAGACACAGGGCGTATGGTTTACAACTTTCAGCTTATACTTATGGACTTAGTGAGTAAAGACGAAAGCAACGAAGAAGACGTTTTGAGCGATACGCTAGACACAATGAAAGAGATTTTTGGATTATTGAAAAACAGAAATTACACCTTTAACGCTGCAAGTTCGCCACAACCAGAAGACTTCCTAAATATGGTAAGGCTTCAAGATAGCATTAGCTGCGAACCTTTTACAGAACGATTTGACAACGAGGTAGCAGGCTGGACGGCTAACATACAAATAGAGGTAATGTTTGATTTTGCAACAGACAACTGTTTGACCTAAGAATGAGAGAGTTACGCAAAATGGATAGCAACGCTTTAGCACAAACAAGAATATATACTCTTATATAGTTATTATATAGTATATAAGTATATATAATTAATATAATATATAAAGGAAAAAAAATAAAGAAATGGCAACAACAGTAACAACAGCAACACTAACGGTAGACGTAAAAGAAACGCTAACGCTTAACGGTACGGTATACGACCAGACTGTAAGCAAAAGTATTTCTAGTATTGGCAATGTATCAAAGCGTATCTATACGCTGCCTGCTAATACTACAATGACTGTAGCAGACTTTTTAAGCACTTCTACAGGCGAAGAATACGACACAGAAGACACTAAGTACATTAGACTAACAAACTTAGACGATACTAACGAAATTATCGTAACACTAGCGGTAACGGCTGCCGCAGGTGCTGTAGAGTTAAAACCAGGCAGTTCTACTACCTTGTTTAGTATTAACGCTAACGGTGCAGGTAGTAAGGCAGCGCAAACTACAGTAGACGCTATAGAAGCTATATACGTACACAATGCACATGGTTCTGCTTCTGTAGACGTAGAATTGTTTATTGCTGGCGCATAGTGAAGCAACAAAGCGTACATAAGGCGTTCGACTTATTCGGCAAAAAGGTAATAAGCACAGCTAAGAAGATACTAAAAGCGAAAGGTAAAAACGCAAGCGGTAACTTAGCTAATAGCTTAGACTACGATTTGCACGTATACAAAAGCGGCGGTTTAGAACTTAGCTTTAAAGGCGCAGGGTACGCAAAGTTT